GAAATTCTCAGCACTAAAGAATTTTCTGAATTGCTAGATATTCTCAGCTTAGTTGAAAATAACACATTCCCAATTGTCGAGTATATGCTGCATGGAAAAAGTATCCAAAAGAAGAAACTTAAGAAAACCAAAACTAAAGTTTCTTTGAAAGGGTACTCCACTGACATGTTAATCTACATGGGAGTAATTAAAAAAGACGCGAGTACAGGTAAAAGCAATAAATCTAATTTACTTGATCATAATGATATAATTAAACTGTTTAAAGTCTTTGAACAGTTTATTTTGAGAAGAAGATATATAATAAATTTAGAAGAACTTAAGTTGGGACAATTCACTGAGAATGTCGTAATGATTCACAGTAACCTACCAAAACTATTAGTAAGTGCTGCGAACCTAGACAAAAACAGTAAAGAATTACTCTTAAACTATGTATTCTCTATATTTAGAATATACAGGCAATTCAAAACTACTGCCCAACCAGATCCTAAAACAATAGTATCTCCGTATTCCGGCGAGCCAATCGCTTTAGTTGAAGCGGACGATTTCTCTGAATCTAAGATTAATTTGTGGGTAAGCAGTATTATAAAACAATTTTCAAGAGAGAATCTCCATTTATTGTTGTACTCAGGAAACGCTTCCTCTCCAAACTCATCCGCTTCCGCGTCCAAAATGCTCGAAGATTTAGATGCTGTCGTAAAAGACACCACTTTATTTGAAGCAATAAAATTACTCTCAAGTCACTTTGCCGGATCGAAAGATCTGTTTGCACTTTTGCAGCACCTAAGCGATGATATTTATCGAACACAGGTTCGCGAGAAAACAAATATACACTCTAGACTGTTTACTTTTACAGCGCCTGGCGGTAAGTCTAGAATTATAGCAAACGTAGACTGAATTACTCAAACTTCTTTATCAGCAATACATTATTTTTTGTTCAAATTATTAAGTACAATAAGCTCCGACTTTACTTTTAATCATAAAGGCGGGTTGCCTCATGTATTCGATAAGGAAAATCCGAGCGGCAAATACTACTCAGTAGACCTGTCCGCTGCAACAGATCGAATGCCTAGATACTTACAGTCATTAGTACTTAAAAGTCTAATGAACGCGCTTGGATTTGATGGACAAGAAATAAGTGACTGTTGAATGAAGATAGTTGACAGGGAGTATTCTACAGTAAATACAAAATTAAATAATGGGCAGAACATTAGATACTCAGTTGGTCAGGGAATGGGACTTTTCACGTCTTGGCCGATGATGGCAATTACGCATCATTATATTGTAAACGGAATTTGCGGAATACCGTTTGATTCTTATAGTCTTGTCGGAGACGACTTGATTGTTAAGAATTATACTAAAGAGTATAATCAATATCTGAGAGTAATGAAATCAATTGGTTTAGAGGTGAACATGAACAAAACACTTGAATCAGAAAACGAAAGTTCTGTAACGGCCGAGTTCGCTTGTAATTTTATAGTAGAAAATATACCTTTGACTCCGTTAAACTTCGGAATATTAATGGCATGGAACGATGGCAAAGCACCTTTTGACGCATTTCTTTACGCAATTAAAGACGCAATTTCAATTTCCTTTCTAAAATCGCTACTTATTAATTTTGAGTTAACTAAGAATATTAAGGATATAATCTTTATTTCCTACTTCTTCTGAAAGACTAAACTTAATACTTCAGATTTATTATTAGCCTTTTTTAAAGATCTGGGTCTGCCAGATTGAGTGCAGACCATTAACTTCTCTCTTGTTCGAGAAATTTCCGAAAAGAAAGAGAGGCTTTCGAATTCGCACAAACCTCTATTGGAATTAAAGAGTTTTACCTCAACAATGATCTCAGATTGTGTCGTCAGAAAAAAAGACGATATAATCAAAATCAGAGAACTGTCGGATTGCTTGGACAGAATAAGCACCTGATATAATTCGCTAGCCGCGGAGTTTGCTCCCGGACAGGTGTTGATTGAAATACAATTAGTAAATGACGTAACTGGGAGACTGACGGACGTGAGCTTGATTCAATACGATGTCGAGAACTTCGGTAATTCTCTAGTATCTGGGAGAGAGCGGAAACTCCTAATCCAAATAGTCGCCAAAGAGGTAAAGGAATTCAAAAAAAAGCAACATTTATTAATGAAGGAACTTTCAAAGCAGACTAAATAGTATACAATTACATTCAACGTATTGTCAGCGCACCGATTTTTTTATTTTTTCACGGTCCCCATAATTAAAAGACCTTTCTCGCGTACCCCCCCGGTACGCACTTTATACTACTCTACATTTACACAGGCTTGTAACTGTATTTATGTAAATCCGCGAACATAAATGCTGTATTGGTATAAAGAACTCATTTTAAAAGTATAAAAAATGAGATTAATTATTTTATATTTAATATATAAATTGCACAGTAGGCTGCAAAATGCTACTCTTTCCCAAAAGCTTTTTGGAAAGATCTGTTACAAGTCAGAAAAAAATGCAGAGTATGCAAAAGTAAGAGACAAGAATCTTTCTTTTTGAGATAAATTTGACACTTAAAGGTCAGTTTGCGAGCGATAGAACCAAAGAGAGGGAATAGCAGAATTCAAAGTTTTTTTCGCCACTCCTGCGCTGTAATCGAGGTTATGAGAGACAGCACGGTTAATATGCATGAAAAAGTCCGCTCATTGTGACTAGGGGGGAGGCCTACACTGCTCTCTCCTGAGTGCAACCTCTAATACGTTTTCCATCTCTACTTACGAATCAGTAGAGCGTATATAAAATCAAATTTTATTTTCATTCTTTCATTAAAGACAGCAACCAGATCGTAAACGCTGGAACACAAAATCCAATAAAACCGATTTGCAAAATCGTGCGGTATATACGATTCTGAATGTAAGATTCTACTTTAATGTCAGGGACTAATTAAATACACTCTGAAGCTTACTAATAGTATTGGGAGGCTTTCAGAGCGGTTGCGCTGGTATACTTATTTAAATGAGAGTGAAGTAGTGCCAGTCCATTTGCCTTAGCTGCCAATCTCGTCGCGCGTAGGGGAGTATCCCCGTAACCGAAAGGACAGTGACGAGCAGCTGCTGTACTTTTAGTCCACCAGCGTATAAAAAGCGCCTAGATAGTTAAGACCAAAATGCTCAATGGGTGGCCGTACGAGCATACTAAGTACGAGAGAAACAAAACTCTGCAAATAAAAAAATAAATATTAACTCACATGAAAATAAGTAAAATAAAAAAATACAATCTGTTCGCGGTCTACAACTTAGCATTAAAATCAATGAAAGCTGAAATTCTCAGCACTAAAGAATTTTCTGAATTGCTAGATATTCTCAGCTTAGTTGAAAATAACACATTCCCAATTGTCGAGTATATGCTGCATGGAAAAAGTATCCAAAAGAAGAAACTTAAG